TTACGATGCTGTTTTTATTTCGCCATGTGGTACGCAAACCCAGTCTATATGGTTCTCTGTGTAGATCTTCGTTGACTTCGCATCGCTGTGCGCCATGCGGCCTTGCGGGTCAATTCCTTGCTTATTAAAGAGGAAAGCAGAAAGCGCCCTGATCTCGTGAAAAGTGGGCCGCTGATCTTCTGGCAGGTTCGACCCCACGCCTACTTCGTCGCGCATTGCTGAAAACGAACGGCTGAGATAATCGGGAGCAACTTGTGTCGGATGCCGCACCTCTTTGCTTGTGGGATTGCTTCGCTTTAGCGGAAGACGATGCACTACATAAGGGCTAGCTACATTATCCCGGCTGCGCTCGATGATATCCCTCAGAACTGACCCGATCGGTATAGCCACGTGAGATGCTTCTTTATGCTGCACCTTCTGGCGGTGAATGTAGAGCGTGCCGAAGATTTCCCCTTGTGGCTCTGGAAACCATACGCATCCACACACGCCTTCGCCTGGCTGTTTAATGGAATAACGAATGCGCGAGACTTCAAGCCTTGCATGCGTGGTTTGCATTGCCAGATCCATGGCTGTTTGCAGCCATAACGGCGCGGCGCGGTGTATTTTGTTGAAGTCGTCCAGGGTGAGGCGGCGACGAGTTTTCGAATCGACGCGACGCATTTTTTTGCGTTCGGCAGGGTTATCCATCATAAGCGACTCATCGACCGCATAGCTGAAAAGCTTTTTAAGAAAGCTTACTTTCCTGTTCTGCACGTTCGCTGATGCTTCGCTGTGGTATTTTTTGATGTAGCCGTTAACGTGCTCCAGATCGATATCGCAGGCGTAAATATCGGCGAAAAATTCTTTCACTCGCTCAATATCATTCAGCCAAACAGCCTTCGCATCTGTGCCTGGGTTCTCATCGCGAATAGCTCTATCAAGTAGCGCCTGGGCGTGCTCCGCAAACGGTCTTGCTTCGCCATTAATGCCCCCGGATTCTCGAACCAGGCTTTCAATAGATGGCATTGATTCGGGCCGCATGCGGAGGTTATATTCGCGTGCAATAGCGATCGCCACAGCCCGATCGGTACCAATATTTTTTCTCTTCCCGGTAATGAGTTGAAACCGGTATTGCCCGGTTTCTTTGTCGAAATAGAGGTAGTCAGGAAAATGTCTGTTTTCCCTTTTTCGTGGTCTGCCGGCCATCTTAATCCTCTTGAATTAGCCTGCGAACGTTTTCGCTGATCATCGAGTCAACGCCCCATTGTTCGCCAGCGCATACCCAGACCATACCGTCTACGATGCGCCCGCGCAGCAGGCCGTTTTCTACCCAGCGTTTAATCGTTCTGTTATCTGGAACCGAACCTGGAACAAACTCACGCTTCCCCCAGGCGCTCGCTTTCATTAACTTGGCCATACGAACTCTCCACATTTATACCGGCTGCACCCGGTTTACTTCAGGTTGTAAGCGCAGGTGGAGCATCCGCCGCGCGTGCCCTCCACACACACCTCACATCTTGCTGCTGGTTGCCACTGGCTGGTGGTCTGAGTCTCCGCTTTGCCAGCTTCTAAACCAAGCTGATAGCATTCACGCTGTGTCAGCGCCGTTCCAGGGTAGTCTGGCATCACAGCAGTCTCGCCTTCCGCTACGGGCGCCACAGGCGCTGCTTCAAGTTCAGCGATATGCTTCTCTGCGGCTTCCAGCGCTGCTATCAGCTCCAGCACGGCGGCAGGGTTTGCAGCGGCGATGAACTCTGCGTCTACCTTTTCAGCGGCATTAGCAAGCGCATCCTCTTTGGTTAGCGAGAAAGGCCCGCGCGTGATGCCGTTGAACCTTGTTACCGTCAATCGCCACGGCCCCGGCGTTGCCTTCTCAGCCGCCGCTTTCAGTTTTGCTATGTCGGTCATGCGGCACGCTCCTGTTCACGCATCAGTTTCTGGCAACGCAAGCAGGTCACGGCCTCGCGCACCGTCGTTGTGCGGCGCATATAACCGCACAATGTTCCCCGCACGCCGTCCGAGTGGTATTCGGCGCGCATCCATTCAGGCATTTCTCGCTCGGTGGCGTGGCTGTAGAAGTGGATTTTCATGCGGCACCTCTCTCATTTTTTTCAGCCTCAACAGCCATAGTCTCAAGCCTCCGGGAAAGCTCGGCAGAAAGCGCCTGAAACTCTTCATCAGTCGCGACAGGGACAGGAACAAACCGAATCCCGATTTGTGCAAGCATGTGAGCAGATTCAAGGCATTTTCCTAAATCAGCTGGCGATACTCTGTTCATGCGGCACCGCCTTTAGTGTCGTTATTTGCCGGGCCGATGATATCGGCAGAAAAAACGTAAACTTCTTTACCCGATTCGTTGGTTAGCCAGAATTCGGCGTCAGGGGCAATATTAAGCGTCAGAACACCTTCAAATCTGGTAATAACCTTTTGCCCGTGTTTCCACCATGCAGGAAACCGGCCCGTGCGGCCATGCTTGCGGCATGCCTGGAAAAGACGCTCCAGCTCTTCGGATGTTGGTTTACTCATGCGGCACCACCTTTGCGCAGCTCTGCCGCAGCGCCGGAACACAACTCAATTGCGTCGTGATACGTAACGCGGAGATCGTCGGGAATGTGCTGAATGTGCTGCTTGATATGTGCTGCGGCGCTTTCAGCACCCTGCGCCCGTACTTCGCGCAGGAATTCGTCGGTTGCGGGGGTTTCCGCGCGGATCGCTTTTTCGGCCTCGTCGCGCGTCAAAAAGCCAGTTTTGCCACCGTTGCTGATCATCTGACTGTTGAACCAATCCTCAAGCCCAGCCACGGTGATATCGTCCGGAATCTCGGCGCCAGCTTCGTCAGTGGTGCCTTCCAGCCAGTCGCGGGCGGATTTAATATCTCCCTGGGCGATGCATACCATTGCTGCCTGCGCGCCCAGCATGGTTTTATGAAACATCCACGATGTGGCGAGCTCTCTTGCTGCCATGTTCATCAGAAAGGTGTTTTCGGTTACCAATGCGTCGCTGCGCTTTGTTTTCTCACGCAGCACTGCGGATAAGACTTCGAGCTGTCCGGCCATGCGCTGGACAAGGGATGATGCATCTAGCATGCCGTGCTGAGTACCCAACAGTACCGCCAACTGGTGGCCTGATTTAGCCAGTTCCTGAGTAATTTCGTAATTCACTGCGTGTTCCTCCGCTTAACTTTGCGCTGCACCGCGCTGGATTTCGGTTGCAGCAACCCAACCCATGCGAGATGGGTTAAATCGCTATCAAGGGATTCTTCTGACCTCCCGAAGGAGGGTAGGCGGCCACCTGCACGGGCCGCCTGGTAGTTTCTCCACACAACACAGAAGAGCACCTGCGGTTAGGAGTCCCGCCCTGGTGGATTGGGTTATGAGCCCGTCGCCCGGTGATGCTCTTGTGTGTTGCGTAAAAAAGTGGCGGTAGCAGGAAAGTAAGGGAAACCTGTACCGCTGAAAGACACCAAACATCATCCTCAGGGTTCTGGCACCAGGTCATAGGGAGCCAGAATGCTGAGCCCTGAAAAAGCTGGCGGTTACCGCCATCAAGGAAACGGACCGCCAGAACAGGGATGTAACGCATATATTCTTTGCCTGTCTTTTCTCCACTTCAGGCTCGGTGGATCCTAGTTATTCCCCAACAACAAGGATTCAGTTAATCTGGATATCCCCAACAACAAAAAGAGTATTCAAAGTGATCGCTGAATTATCAGCGGCAATGGCCGCGCTTAAAGAAACCGCTGGGCTTGTGAAAGTAATTAGCTCTGCAAAGACTGATGCAGAGATAAAAGCGGCAACCTTTGAACTTCAAAGCAAATTAATCACACTTCAATCCGACTGCTTTACTCTTGGCGATGCTGTTCGCTCGCGCGACGAAGAGGTAATGCTTCTCAAAGCAAAAATTGCAGAGTTTGAAGATTTTAAAGCCCAGACTGAAGGTTATGTTCTGAACAAGCTTGAATCGGGTACGCTTGTTTACACCAAGGACCAGGTCGTGGGAGAGGCGCAGGTAGCGGTGCATCTTTGCCCAAACTGTTATTCCAAGCGTGTAATATCGATGCTTCAACCTACTGGCGAAACAGCGTACGACGCTCACACGGGACAATATTTTTACCAAAGTCGTTGTCATTGCTGCAGCTCCCTTTACTCAATGAACAGATCCGATTACAAACCGGAAGACATGGTTTATGTCTGTTAGGGATTTCCAGATTGTTAAAGAGCAAGCGTCCCACGGGGCGTTTTTTGATTGCCAGCGAATCATCCGGTCATTCATGCGCCACCGGCGGCTACTTCGTGGGCGTCCTGCCTGTTCGCTGTCGATAAATTGAAAATATACTCGAATTGCGAGTAACGCAAGTACTAATTGCGCAATTCGCAATTTACAAGACAAATAAAAGGCCGCACCAGCGACCTGTTTTTTTTATTGTGTGTTAGCCATGCCGTTTGAAGGCTTGCGATTGGCTAATCAAAACCTTGCCATAAATGTAAAAACGATGCTCGTTGCTCTTGTCTATGCTCCATTCCCGATATTTGGGATTGTCGGAAATTACAAGAAGCTGGTCAGGTATCATTTGGAGTCTTTTGGCGTAAATCTTGCCGTCAAACCCGAAAGTGTAGATGCCATCACCGTCAAACTCGTTAACCGAGACATCAACGAAAACCAAGTCACCAGGCTCAATGGTGGGGGACATACTATCGCCACGAACATTAATTACTTTAACGTTTCCTGCGGATCTGCCGCCAAACATCGCTAAAGCCTTTTCATGGCTATATTCAATGGCCTGTATGACATCAATCACATCACTTCCTTGTATATAACCAATCCCAGCGCTTGCACTGGCATCTAGAACTTCGACTCTAAACACATCGGTACCCTCTCCGACTGCGGAATCTGTTTTACTGTTTTTACATACAGTATTCGCATTATCGGTCGAGGTAAAGAGGTCTGCGACATTAACGCCTAAAGCTTGCGCTAAACGGTTAAGTGTCTGTTCTGTAAATTGCTTTTGTTTACCGGTCTCAAGACGAGAAATATTTGCTGCATCCACCTCTACGGCGTCAGCTAATTCAGCAATTTTCATATTCTTCGCTAAGCGAAGCTGTCTTACTCGATTTCCTATGTTCATGCGCACATTACATGTCCTTTTTGCGTGTCATGCAAAGCAACTTGCGCAAGTTGATAACATGCAATAACATGCGTAATACGCAAATACAGGAGGCGTTATGCAATCACCATTAAGAAAGTTGCGTAATTCGCACGGCTATACGTTATCGCATGTAGCTGGTGGTGTTCAGGTTGACCCAGCCACCCTCAGTCGCATCGAACGTTGTGAACAAGTTCCTTCCGTTGAGTTAGCTGAAAGGCTGGTGAAGTTCTACGAAGGGGAAATCGACGAGTTACAGATTCTTTATCCCAGTCGTTACCAGTCAGCCGAACCTGAAGCAGCAAAACCAGGCAACGCCAATTTAGCGGCAAATTAATTAACCAGTAACTACCAAAGGGAAAACAAGATGGTAGACAGCATCAAAGCAGCAATCAGCGCCATGTGTAAAGCGCACCCGGCAGGTCGTCTCGGTATGGCTGCCGATCTTGGCATGTCCATCGACACCTTTCACAACCACCTGTACGAGAAGTGCGGAAGCCGCTTTTTCACTTTGAAAGAGCTGGAGCGCATGGAAGACCTGTCCGGCGTTTCGATGCTGGCGGAATACGCCGCGGCGCGCGTCGGCAAACTGCTGGTGGATGTACCGAAGCCGGAATCAATCGACAACGTGGACCTGTTTTCACTCGATATGCAGGCGAACGCGGCTAAAGGCCAGCTGGCACAGGCGCAGATTGAAGCGGCAGGGGATGGGGTGATTGACCGTCACGAACGGAAAAAACTTTCCGACCTGTTTCGCAAAACCATTCGGCACCAGTTTCACGGCTTCATGGGATTTATGGCGTTGTATGGGGTTTCAGACCAGGCAGTAGAAGTGTTTATGAGCACCAGAAAAGGTGACGCCCCAAGTGTGCAGCTTGAGGCGTCGGGTGCGTCATTTCAGTAAGTGGAGAAACTACGCATGAACAGTTTAACAACACAGTACCGCAGGTCGCAACTTATTGCGCTGCCGGTCCAGGGTGGAGCCGGTCCTGCGCAGTACCGGTATGCAGTGAGAATACCTGGCGGGCGCGAGTGTGTCAGCTACCAGTTCGCAGCGTGGGTGGTAGATGATTTCAACAGCCAGGCGGAGGCATTTCCGTGCAAGAACTCGACAGACGGTACCGCGACTGGCGCGGAGTTGAAGTCCAGGTTATTGGCTGTGACAGAGAGAAACGACAAGTCATTTTCAGAAGACCAGGCTATCCGCACGACTGCATGCAGCTTCTTGAGCGGTTCCAGGAGAAGTTCAGAAGGGTGGATGCATGAGCACTAAGTTAACAGGCTATGTGTGGGATGGCTGCGCAGCGTCGGGCATGAAATTATCCAGCGTCGCTATCATGGCGCGCCTGGCTGACTTCAGCAGCGACGAAGGCGTTTGCTGGCCTTCTATCGAAACCATTGCACGCCAGCTTGGCGCAGGCCCGAGCACTATCAGAACGGCGATTGCGAAGCTGGAGAAAGAGGGCTGGCTTACCCGTACCCAGCGCCGCAACGGCAACCGGAACGCATCGAACGTGTACCGTCTGAACGTTGCCAAACTTCAGGCTGCTGCGCTTTCTCACCTGTCAGTTTCTGACACGTCAAAATCTGACGCATCAGAATCTGACCCGTCAAAATTTGAGGCATCAAAATCCGGTCAGGCTGGCGGTTTTGACCCGTCAGAATCTGGCGGGGATCCGTCAGTAAATTCAAAACCAGATCTATCAGATAAAAAACCTTCTTGTCCGGGCGCTTCGCTACCGGACCCTGAACAGGAAATTACCAATCAGGCTATCGAGGTTCTGAAACATCTGAACCTGGTAACGGGGGCCCGCTACCAAAACTCTAAATCTTCCCTCGAAAACATCCGCGCCAGGCTACGCGAGGGTCACACCGTGGAAGACCTCCAACTGGTCGTGGACTACAAGCACGAGCACTGGCACGACACGGACATGTACGACTACATGCGTCCGCAGACGCTGTTTATCCCAAGCAAGTTCGAGGGCTATTTGCTCAGCGCGACGCGCTGGAGCGGGCGTAACCGTCCGGCTCGTGAGCAGTGGGAACAGTTGCGCCAGCAGCGCGACAACGGGGCTTTCAGAGCCAGTTATGCAGATGTTGATTACAGTAAGGTGCCAGAGGGGTTCAGGTCATGAAATTACAACAGCAAATTATCGATCAGCTTTCTGTTTTCCCGAACTCATCGTTCGCGCAGCTCGCTGTCGCATTCCACACAGAGAACCGTTACACGCTCTCTTCCACTTTAGATCGCATGTATGACGCCGGTGAAATAGCTCGAATTCTCCGAAGCGGCAATTACGTATATAGCGTCGTTGAACGCATCGACCTCGCTTCTCAGCCCGCAGAAGCGTTAACGGAGATCCAGAAGCTGGAATTGCAGGTAAATCGCTTGATTCAGCAGGGCTACTACCGCCGCGCAGGGACACTTTACCTTGAGCTCATCAAAAAATCGAAGAGTGACCCACAGCGCGAAAGGTTCGCAGCGCTGCGCCGTAACTGCATTCAGAGCGCCAACCGACCGTATGAAAAGCAATGGTACCTGGCCGGGGAGTATGTGGGATGAATACTGTGGAACGTATTAACGCTTATTGCCAGGCGCTTGCCGAACTGCGCAGCCGCGGGGCACACGAGCTTAAGGAAGTCGGCGACCAGTGGCGCACGCCAGACAACATCTTCTGGGGCATCAATGCGATGTTTGGCCCGCTGGTACTGGATCTGTTTTCTGATGGCGAGAACTCAAAATGCGAGGCGTATTACACCGCTGAAGAAAACGCGCTGACACAACACTGGTCGGGGCGCCTGGCTGAACTCAACGGTGCTGCATTCGGCAACCCGCCGTACAGCCGCGCTGCTCAGTACGACGGCGAATACATCACCGGTATGCGCTACATCATGCAGCACGCCAGCGCGATGCGGGAGAAAGGCGGTCGCTACGTGTTCCTTATTAAAGCCGCCACCAGCGAAGTTTGGTGGCCGGAGGATGCGTATCACGTTGCCTTTATCCGTGGCCGTATCGGTTTCGACCTGCCGAAGTGGTTTATCCCGAAAGATGAAAAGCAGGTTCCGACCGGCGCATTTTTCGCTGGCGCCGTAGTGGTATTCGATAAGACCTGGCGTGGACCGGCGATGAGCTACATCAGCAGGAACGCGCTGGAAGCGCGCGGCGATGCCTTACTGGCTCAGATCCGCCGTCAGGCAGAGCGCATGTTTGCGAGCATGGCGCCACAGGTAATTGAAGACGTAACCGCGGCGGTTGAAGATGATCCGCAGCCTGAAGAAAAACCAGAGCAGGTTGAACCGATTTCTGAAGCTGAAATTCCTCTCAGCGCTGCCGACATTCTGGCGGAAAGCGGCGTCGAAGTTTGGGCCTGCGCTCAGGCGGCCTTTGGTGCGAAAGAGCAATATGCCTTCCATGAATCCCGCTTCGCGCACAGCTGGGCCGCTGACTCAGTAGAACAACCATCACTGGTTACGGTGACAACGGATGTGATTACCCGCGCGCTGGGGCTTATCAGAAAGCACCACAACAAGGCGAAGCTGGAGGCTTTTATGGCGCTGAACGATTTCGCCTTTGAAGATGAAGCTGCCAGGCAGGATACGCATGAGCGCCTGGCGATTGTCGCTCATGAGGCTGAGCAGGAGCACGGGCTTGCAATGGATGAGTTTCTGCTGGTGGCCGGTTCGATTGATCCCAAAAGCTGGAGCAACATCCGGATACTGCGCGCCTGCGTTAGGGCAGCAGTAGAGACACGGGGGCGGGTGGCATGACAAATACCCAACGCTTAACGGTTCGCCAGCAGGAGGTGCTGGCACTGCTCAAAGGCTTCATTAAAGAACACGGCTACCCGCCGACACAGAAAGAAGTGGCTTCCCTTATGGGGGCCACCTCCCCGAACGCAGCTGGCGACATGCTGCGCTCCCTCCAGCGGCGCGGCGTCATCACATTGGCTAATGGTGTGTCGCGTGGCATCACCATCAACAGCCAGGCAGAAAAACGCCTGGTTAAAGTGAATCTCAACACGATAGCCCGGTTGAAGCTTAACGATGCCGCGATAGCCGAATTTAATCAACAGCACGAACAGCTGCGCTCTCAGCATCCCTTTACGGCTCAGCACATCAAAACACCGGAGCCCGACAGCGACGGATTCTATTCTATGGAGCTTTGGTCCGTCATGAACCTGTTTGGGCATCTTTGCTTTAACGGTGCAGACATCCCTTTCGAGTTGAACCTTGAGCTGGAGGGCGAATGAAACTCACCCTGCCATTTCCCCCGAGCGTAAACAAGTACTGGCGCGCCCCGAGCAAGGGGCCGTTAAAGGGCCGACTTCTGGTCAGCGCCGACGGGCGCAAATATCAGAGCAATACCGCGGCGGCTGTTATTGAGCAGTTGCGGCGTATTCCCAAACCGACCACCAGCCTGGTGGCGGTGAAAGTGGTGCTTTACCCTCCTGACCGTAAACGCCGAGATCTGGATAACTACCTGAAAGCGCTTTTCGACGCGCTGACGCTCGCCCACGTATGGGTAGACGACAGCCAGGTGAAAAAGATGCAGGTGGAGTGGGGACCAGTGACCAGCGAAGGGAAGGTGGAAATCACGATCAGTAATTTTGTGGCGGGTGCAGCCGCCTGATAATGGAGAAACGTATGAACCAGACAAACCTGATTCCTGTTTGCCCGACTCATCACGCGGCGTTAGCCAGCCCGGCACTTTCTATGTCCAGCCGTGAGATAGCTTCGCTTGTCAGTTCGCGTCATACCGACGTGTGCACGACTATCGAGCGATTAATGAAGAAAGGCGTCATCGAGGGGTATACGGCGTTGCCGTACACCCACCCGCAGAACGGGCAGGTATATCACTACTACCTCGTTAACAAGCGTGATAGCTATGTAATTGTGGCGCAGCTTTGCCCCGAATTTACAGCCCGGCTGGTTGACCGCTGGCAGGAACTGGAGAACGGCCAGCAGACGAACGTCCCGCAGTCGCTGCCGGAGGCGCTGCGGCTTGCTGCTGACCTTGCTGAGCAGAAAGAGAGACTGGCGCTGGAGCTGGCCGCCGCGGCGCCGAAAGTGGAATTTGTCGATCGGTACTGTGCCGCCAGCGGCTCGCTGTCGTTCCGCCAGGTGGCGAAGCTGTTAAAAGCCAAAGAAACGGATTTTCGCCTGTTCCTGATCGACAACGACATTATGTACCGCCTCGGCGGCGTGCTGACCCCGCGCCACCAGCATATTGATGCCGGACGGTTCGAAGTGAAAACGGGTACCTCCACGACATCCAACCACGCTTTCAGCCAGGCGCGTTTTACCCCGAAGGGCGTTAAGTGGATCGGCGGCCTGTGGGCTGAGCATGTGGCAAAGGGGAATGCAGCGTGAGAGCACTGTTAACACCGGAAATAGCGCGCGGGATGGGTATCGTGCTGTTGCGCCCCGGCGCTGACCTGATGCCGATCTTCACATCCGGGCGCGTGCTGGTGGAGCTGCCACCAGCGAGCATGACGCACTTACCATCTGGTGCGGTACCGGCGGCCCGGCAACCGCTGGCAGAAGATTCCGCACTGAGTGGCTTTTTCAGTAACGAACATGTGATCCGCGTAGCTGGTGGTATGCCTTCGCTTGAGCGCTGGCTGATGAAACAGGAGGGCGGTTGCCAGTATTCCCTTGGCGACTGGCATCACGAGGAGCTTACGACGTTCAGGCATGAACCCGGAGCAATTCGCGTGTGCTGGCACTGCGATAATGTGCTGCGCGGCCAGCATACGCAACGGCTTGCAGAAATAGTCACAAGTAATGTGGTAGCCTGGGTTATAGCGATGGCACGCTGCGCGCTGGGGTTCGATGATTCCCACACGCTGACGTTGCCGGAACTGTGCTGGTGGGCGCTACGCGAGGAAGTTACCCATGCGCTGCCCGACAGCATTACACGCCGCGCGTTGCGGTTGCCGGCGGAGCCAATTCAGTCAGTGACCCGCGAAATTGACCTGGTTCCCTCGCTACCTGTAACGGAAATTCTCAGAGCAAAAGCCGGGCGTGCTGGCGCTGCGGCGAAATGCAGGAACAACGAAACCCCGCAGGCGGGACAGGACGAACAGCCGCAGTTGCTGGCCCTGAAAGTTGACCCGGAGTCGCCGGAAAGCTACATGCTTCGTCCGAAGCGCCGCCGCTGGGAGAACCCGAAGTATACACGCTGGGTTAAGCAGCAGCCGTGCGCGTGCTGTGGTAAACCAGCGGACGACCCCCACCACATCATTGGCTACGGTATGAGTGGTATGGGAACTAAAGCACACGACCTGTTTGTGATCCCGCTGTGCAGGGCGCATCACAACGAGTTGCACGCTGACACTGTGGCATTCGAAGAAAAATACGGCTCGCAGCTCGAGCTGATTTTTCGTTTTTTAGACAGGGCGCTGGCAACCGGCGTTCTGGCGTAGTGGAGTGGAGACCACAGCATGAACCTTGAAGCCTTACCGAAATTCTATTCCCCAAAATCACCGAAACTCAACGATGAAACACCAGCCACAGGCGGTGTCGCGCTGACTATTACCGACGTGATGGCCGCGCAAGGGCTGGTGCAGTCGCAGGCATCTCTTGGCTTCAATCTGTTCCTCGCAAAAATGGGTATTCAGGATCCCCAGTCCGCCATAGATGGCCTGGTGAATTACGTGCTGGCGCTTAACAATCCAGTGCTGAAGAAGCTCGGCGACACTGCACGCGCTGAGATGGCGCTTTGCCTGGCGCAGTTCGCCTACAGTGATTATGCACGCTCGGCTGCCAGTAAGTGCCAGTGCCAGCATTGCGAAGGCAAGGGCGTTATCCGGTTGGTAAAGCCTGTTGTGAAGCATCCAGGGGTTAAAGGTGTTGAGGCGACAATCCGCAATGAATCTGTTGAGGAGCTGTGCGCACAATGTAAGGGCAAGGGCGAAGTCAGCACGGCATGCCGTGACTGCCACGGGCGCGGCTTTGCCCTGGACCGTAAACGCTCTGAACTGCACGGCGTGCCGGTAAACAAGGTATGCGGACGCTGCAATGGGAAAGGTTATTCCCGTCTGCCTACAACGCTGGCGCGCCGCCAGATTAGCGCGCTGGTAGCTGACCTGACGGATTATCAGTGGTACAACGGCTACGCCGACGTGATTAATAAGCTGGTAACGAAGTGCTGGCAGGAAGAAACCTTTGCTGAGAAAAAATTGCGAGAAGTCACACGTTAGAGACCAAATGAAAGAATTTAGCCGCATGATGCTTGCTAAATTCAAAAATATTGGGTAGGATTTTCCTAACGATGGGCATTTGGTATCCACCGTTAACCAAACCCGCTCACCTGTAGCGGGTTTTTAGTGATAAAAACCTTAAAATCAGTAAATAACGGTAATAAAAGTTGCTGCGATAACTATAAAAATTATTTTATTTTAGGCATGGGATTTGTCGTGCCGCAGTTTGGGCATGCAAGAAAGCTCAGAACAGAAGCCTCATAAAATGACATTTCAAATTTATGGTTACACGCCGGGCATAATAATTGGACTGGAGTCGGTTGCCGTACTGAGATACAGAATGATTCTCCTGACGTACCCATTTGAAAATGTCCAAAATCCAAATTTGATTCGCTAGCAAATCCTATACCGGCCTCTTCAAAAATTACGGTGCCGTTAGCCTGTGCTTCTTCATTCACTGTCACAGAACCCTTTGAGCCATTAAAGTTTGAGTTTGTAATGCGATTTGAACTATTGCCTGAGGCTTTGAGCGTGGTATTTTGAGCGTTAAAAGTTGCTCCGCTAATCACATTACGACTAAACTTTTCAGCTGTAATTTCGGCTGTTTTCGTAGTCACAACTGAATCAATAAATTCTTGTGTCGAATAGTCATGTGTTTGGATCTGAAACTTTTCGTCGCTTGCCGAGACCAGTAACTCTTTCAAATGTTCTATTTTCAAGTTAAAAGAAGCATGGTCTTTCAGGGTTTTTGCTATCTCCTGGAGTGCGACCCCCATATCCGCTATTTCGTTTATCATAGGGTTTAGCAACGATAATTCTCTCCAAATTTTATCGAACTCCTCGCCCATATCTTTATTGGAAAAATACCTGTCTAGCATTGTTCCACTTTGCTGTATGACAGGAATGGGCAATAAGCTAAGAATAAATGCTACTAAGCGAGATGATTTTTTTGCAGTCTCATTTCGTTCCATAGCGTTTTTTACGTTATTGGTAGCTAATAATATCGAATCAACAATGTTCATGATTTCTCCTTAGTATTGTGAAAATGTGTAATGGAGTAAAAGGCACCCGAAGGTGCCCTTGCTCAGTTCCTGGCTATTTCTTTTCGCGCCAGATCAGCGAGAAAAGCAGAGCGGTTTTTGTATCTCCCGTTCTGCTCTATGTATCGGTCAATTGCCGTCAGCAGATTGCTGGGCATTGTCAGATTGAACTTGATAGCCTTTGCTTCATACTTCGCCGGGTCAATCTCCACCAACGCGAGAAAGCCGCCATCTCTGGTTAGACGTTCGTCACCGAGATAGTCCGCCGGATCGCGAGGTGCCGGAACGTGGCCGCCTTGTTCTGTCAGCACCTCCATGTGCTGGGCAAAAGCATTTTCAGCATCGCGTATAGCTTCCTCAAACGTGTCACCGGCAAAGAAACAGCCTTCGACATCGGGAAAGTAACCGTCATACGCGCCGCTTTCGGTTTTAAAAATAAAGAGCGGATAAATCATATCTACCTCATTTAGTAAGCGGTTGACGACCGTTGCAGAGAGGGGCGGCTTTCGCCGCTCCCTTTAAAGTAACCGGAGACCTGAAATCTCCTGAGCCTGCCGGATGACCCCTTTTGATGAATCTTTTCGGGGGTGGGGTATCGTTATTATCTTCGTTACCCCTGGCTTACTTAGCGTTACGTGACTGCCCGACTGACGCTGTTTAACCCATCCATCGGCGATTAGCCTTTTTATCAACTCTGCACTGCTCATCAATCCTCCATCTCGTCAACATGTGGGTATTATACCCACCATTGGCGAGCGGTGCAATATAAAGTGGGTGCTATACCTACAAATATTTAAAGGCTCGCTTCGGCGGGTCTTTTTCGCTTCCGTAGGGCTTAAAAATGCAGATTTAAACGGATAGACCGCAGCCGTAAGGCAGTGCAGCAGTCATGATGCTGCCCCGAGTCGCCATCGAGCGAGCCTGTGTAGTGATGGGTCAGGGTTCATAGATGAAAACAAGCTCCGGTAAAGCAGCGCGAACCGCCAGAAGCGCACTGGTTATCAGCGGCGATGAAGCGACAGCACCTCAAGGGCATGAGCGTGGCCATTCCGGGAAGTGGCAAAGAATTTACAGAGGCTCGCATGCGCGGGCTTTTTTCATATCTGCGCCACGCTCGGCGCATTCCACCACAGAGCCTTTCAGAGGTGAGCCAGAGTGATTGTCAGTGTGACTATCTCTGTGGGCTGACCATCCTGAGCGCTGGCTCACCCCCTAAAAGGAAAGTCACTATGCTTGGCATGTTCAAAAAGAAAACCCGTAAAGCAGTAAGCGACATCAAAAAGTTCGAAAAGCGCGATCTGGCGCAGGCAGTGGTAAACGCCGCGTACCTGGTGGCGTATGCCGATGGTGAATGTGAAGCGTCAGAGAAGGCGAAGATTGAGCAGGTACTGCGTAACCAGCCTGCGCTGGCGGCGTTCACCTCTGAAATCAACTCCATCAGCGCGACCATCGTCGGCCAGCTCGATACCAATTTCAAGATTGGTCGCCGTGCTGCGCTGCGCGAGATTGAAGACGTTAAGCACGATACCCGCGAAGCAGAAGACGTGCTCGATGTGGCGGTTGCCATTGCTGAAGCTGACGGTGAAGTTGAGCCGGAAGAGCGCAAGGTGCTGGAAGAGATTGCTAACGCGCTGGGCCTGCGTCTGGAAAACCATCTCTGATGAACAAACTCCGCTTCGTCGCCGCCGGGGTGCTGCTCTTTCTGGTTATCGCTATCGACTTCACCAGCAAAGTGATGTCTGTCCTGGCTGATGGCGTGCTGGTGGCCGGGGCAGTTCTTCTGCTCCTGCCGCTGCTTAAAACAACCAGATAACTCTCTGCAAAAGGCGTCTGCGGGCGCCTTTGATAAAGGGTTAACATCATGAAGCACTTATTCTACCTGCCCAGTTCTTTCTTCAGGCTTTGCATTTTTTCCAGAACCTCAGTGGGGTTGGTGACAATAAAACTGGCGGGAAAAAATACTGTTCCTTCGGATGGGTACTCATCATGCCAGTGCTTGGTAATGGCAACAGAGTGCGCTTCCAGGTAACTGGCGTAGGCACGCCTGATCGCTTTCCTTCTGCGAGCCGGAGCATAAGACAGCAGTTGATAAAAATCAGTATAACTAATGAGTTTGTGCGGGTATGAACCTCCCTGAACTGCCTCTATTTCGCTAAGTAGTTTCCCCAGTACTGGCGCTGATTGCTTTCTGAACTCTGCTTTACGCGAGGAATAGTTGCTAATTAGTGACGGAACAAACAGTCCGGCAAGGGTAAGCAGCACTCCAATAACCGTGATAATTTCCATGAGGTATTTCCATGCCTGATTATGTTTATTCAGTTTTACCCGTGTTGGGGTTCGGGTTTTCTTGTTTTGGTCTTGGTTACATCATCGGCTATGTGCGCGGACGTGACTGAACGGGCAGCATAAATCCGCCGGACCGGGCAGTGAACCCTGATATTTATCCAGCGTCATTTTACAGGCTGTTAACCGGTGGCCTTTTTTATTTAAAATTCTTTAATGCTGACTATGTGAACCAGGCAACAGAATGAAGTTCGTTTCAGCGTACCGCTTGTCCCGCGCCTTATAATTCCACCGTCTGGCTGTTTAATAATCACAGGGGGCGGGGATGGAAGAGGGATTTTACTGGGTGCTTTACGCTGGCGAAAAGCTGGTGGCGTATTACTCGCTAGAAGAAACGCGGCACCATGAGACAGGTGAATTAGTTAACGGCGTCTGGCATTTTGCCGGAACCAGCGGCTGGGTGGCAGTGGCGGAAGAAGTTTATGTGCTTGATGGTCCCTTGCGGCCTCCCGGATAAACAAAGTAGCTAAACAAGCTTGCTCTTTAAGATGTTTTATTACAGTTCTTAATTTTGTTAGTGAACTAATAAATAATCCCTGTGTTTATGTGAACTGAATGATGAAAATTTCACTTAAGTCTTGCTTATCGCGATTAATTGCCTAATGTAATTATTGAGAATGGATATGCCTCTCGAACGAATTTCGACCTGGTGCTTCAATTGCCGCCTACTGCAGGCGGCTTTTTTTTAACTGTCGTCGCCAGGGCGCTATGATGTTGCGGGATTGTGACGGATGTCATCCCTCAGATTATTCAACGTTCTATATTTTAACCGTGGCGGCAATGTCTCTCCCGGTATAACTCCCGGAGCCACATCGACGATTAGTATTTGTTGAGTGAATCCTGATTCTTAGCCAGTTCCTTGTGAGCTGGCATTTTTTTGATATCTGGCATGTATGGAATAGCCTATCGATAATCATTCCAGTAGCGAAAAATTTCTGGTCGGCTATCTTATCAGAGTGGTGAAGCTCTTCTGTCAGAAGGGGCGTAACTGGCGAGTCTGGGCCACGGACTTTTGAGAAGCACGCGGATCATTGCTGCCAGTCAGTGATTCACCGGTTCAACGGCACCACACAGATAACGGCTTTTAGGTTTTCCTGGCCAGCTCCCTTTTGGAGCTGGCTTTTTTATATATGTAAACTCTCAATGCTCTATGTTATGGCGTACATGCAATACGTAACTATATTAAATGAGTGGCGAATCCCCCTGTGCGGAGGGGCATACTGGCATTCCTTACTGTAAGTTAGCGTGCGGGTTACTGTTGCCAGTCAGTGACTCACCGGGAGGCACCCGGCGCCACTCTCTCTGCGCTTCGTATTTAGTTCCGGCCAGCTCTCTTTTGGAGCTGGCTTTTTTTATGCCTATTTTTCGCCCGGCTCACCTGGGCTTTTCTTTGGCCGCAGGCAATCAGCAACCAGACACCCTTTAACCGCATGCCTCGCGGCCATTCCCCACTACGCACAGCACTTCCGAACCCTTAACGGAGGTGAGAGAAATGCTACGTATGAATACCCAAAACGGATTCTGGTCTTATTTCTGGTCAGCCATAACAGGATTCTTCGCCATGTTGACTCTTCAGGATGTGCTTTTCGCCCTGGGGGCAATTGTCACCGCGTTATTTACCTGGCTGACGTATCGCTCCAACAACAAGCGCAACCTGGCGGTTATTGAGGAGGAGCGCAAGCGCACCGACATACTCAAAACCGCTTATGCCCGGGGCGATGTAAACAGCATTCCGGAAGCCGCGAAGATAGTTCAGGACATCAACGCTGTAATGCAGCCGCAGGAGAAATAGCATGGCAATGTCTCCCACGCTGAGAAAACGCATTATCGGCGCAATTGCTGGTGGTGGTGGCGCTGTTGCAATCGCCACGGCGATGTTGTCAGGCAATGATGGCCTGGAAGGTGTGCGCCATAAGCCTTATCAGGATGTTGTAGGGGTCTGGACAGTATGCTACGGACACACCGGCAAAGACATTATGCTCGGCAAAACTTACACCGAGGCAGAATGCCGGGCGCTGCTGAGCGCAGACCTGAATAGCATTGCGCGGCAAATTAACCCTTATATCAAACGATCTATCCCTGATGCGATGCGCGGCGCGCTTTACTCGTTCGCTTATAACGTCGGTGCCGCCAATTTCCGAACGTCCACTCTGTTGATGCTTATTAATAAGGGCGACAGCAAGGGGGCCTGCGATCAGTTGCGGCGCTGGACGTATGCAGGAGGTAGACAGTGGAAGGGGCTGGTAAATCGCCGTGAGATTGAGCGCGAAGTCTGCTTGTGGAGTCAGAAATGAAGCTTCGCTATGTGCTTATGCTCTGCGTCTCACTCTGCGCGCTTACCAGCTTAATGTCATGGCGTTCCGGCTGGAGCGCACATACCGACCATATCAACGCGCTGGCGGCCAAAAAGAAACAGAAGGCCGAAAAAGCCATTCAGGCAGGCGAGCAGAAGGCCGCGCAGGCTACCAGCGAAGGCAAAGTCATTTACCGAACTATTACCCGCGATGTGGTGAAATATGTGCAGAACCCGAATCGTACCCGCTGTGATTTTGATGATGAATCTGTCCGGCTGCGCCAGCGAGCTATCGACGCTGCCAACTCCATCAGCGGATTTGATGCAGGAGCCGTGCAAGGCAAGTGATGCCGGGACGAATAGTGACGCAGACCTGCAATCTGATATCGAGACGGCGGAATGCCTTCGCCAGTTGCGGCTTGATAAGTATCGCTGGCAGGCTTATTACAATGCACTGAAATAATTTTCCTGCTTAACCGATACGGCTCACAACTATATGTAAAATAAAGGGAACGCATGATATTAAGCAGCCGAAAAAAGGAATTTATAATCTCGTCAGCTGATAAATGATGAGGGTTGCTCAATGCAGTGGATATCAGTGAAACAAAGTTTGCCTGAAGCCTCTGAAAGGATTCTCAGCTTTATTGTTAACACTACTGAAGGGGTAGGCATTGCCAGATATACCCCTGAAGGTGGGTTTTGTGACCCAATACTGATAGGCGGATTTAGTCACTACGGGCTTAGTGTTACGCACTGGATGCCAATGCCCTCCCCGCCGGCGCATGAAGAAAGACACCGGCTGAGAGGCAGTTAAGAATGAATACCCCGGGATGTAATCAAGTTCAATAAGGACTAGCTGGCTATGCGGCTTAATGGCAGGGTTATATCTCGATCGAGCAGATTAAATGTGGCACGTCGCAGTCGTTCTAGCTCTGTAGGGTCGGTCTGAGCTTCATCATTTATCTTTTCAAACGCCAGGGAAACATTCTCCCGTATCGCCAGCTTGCTTTGTTCATCGAGCTGGGCAAATAAAGCCATAACTATAATCTCAATTGCATCCAGTTGAACAAAGGCCTCCACCTTTGAGGCCTCCTGGCTAGCAAGTTTTTCGACTAAATCAGCAATAAGGTACTTCATGTCATCTTCCCGGTATGTTGATAATGCTGGAAAATATATCTTGTAGTCATAAATTCGCAAGTAGACGAGACATTACATCAGCTAATGAGAATTTGTTTGCGGAGATGATGCAATTGAACAGGCAGTCAGTGCTTGGTATGAAGGTATGCGTGAAGAAGCGATAATGCCAAAAAAAGCCCCCTGGTGCGGAGGCAGTCGTGGGTCTTTCAGTTTCTTATGTGCTTCTTGCTTCATTGGCGCTGAAACAATAACAGTTAATCTATAAATGGCAAAATAAATGCAACTTATTGGTTGGCTTTTTGTGCTTTTAGTTGGTTCATGACTGCTTATGAATTTTGGCTCGGCTTTAAGCAGATACCACAAGGCGCTTTCGCAGCAGAGTACCTGATGATGAAAAAAATCCCTCTGAAGATGGAAATCCACAAATCTCCAGAGGGGATGCAAGGCATCATTCGTTACATAGTGAAGATGCCCTATAAGTTGGATAAAAAAATTGATTTAACGTAACTTGCTGAGAAAAATGACTTTAAGTTACGATTGTGTTGATATATTCATCTAAATTTACAATCTGATCTGGGACGATTTTATCACCATCCCATTCCAAGCCTCTGGCATCCCCTGGTGGCTTTTTATTGGAGTGAATATGGCTTCCAGTTCACCCTGGCATCACCTCTATAACACGAAACGCTGGTACCGGCTCCGCTACCACCAGCTGCAGAAGCAGCCACTCTGCGAGTTTCATCTAAAACGAAACCAGGTGGTATCCGCTTCCATCGTTGACCACATCACCCCGCACAAGGGCGATGAAACACTCTTCCATGATCCGGAAAATTTACAAAGTTTATGCAAACGCTGCCACGACTCGGTTAAGCAGCGCCTTGAGAAGGGCGGAACGGTAACAGAGTTCGACAGTGATGGCCGGGTTATCTGGTAACAGGAGCATCGAATGAATTACGACGAGCAGACGCTGCTTATGTTCAAAGGTCTAATTGCTTCGCTATCTGAAGAGCAGCAGGCAAAAGTGAAAGAGGCCGGGCAAAAGCTTCGTGATGTAATTGCTGAGTATCCAGAAGGCGAGGCAACCATTGCTTTCGGCTTCATTGGTGCTCAGATGCAGATGGAAGGTTAAATCTTATGAAAGACCTGAAGATTGAATACCGCGACGGCAAGCTGGTGGAGCTGAGCATTGATGGTGTGAGCTTCAATGCCGTCTCCGCGATCACCTTCAGCCATGAGGTTGGCGAGACGCTGCCGACGGTAAGCCTGATTTTCCCGCTTGGCATTGGCGAACGACTGGCGCCAGCCCGCCCTTACCCCGAAAACCTGCGGATCATCGATAAATGAGACTGGTTCTCATTTGCGGGGTGTGAGGACAGGGGGGAGGGGTAAAAGTCTGGCAGCAAATTTTTAAAGACCGCGCCCTCAGTCTTTTTTTTAAAAACGTCCAGAAAAAAAGGAAAAACGCGATGGCACAGCGAGGCAGAAAATCTCTTGCCGCGACGTCGGCTGTCTCGCTTCCGGCTCTGGCTGAAAGCAGGCTACAGCCGTCGTTACACCTCAGTGACCCGGAAATAAACGTCTGGATCCGACTGGTCAATGACAACCCGGCCAGCTCATTCACCGAAACGCACCGCGATATGATGGAGATGTACTGCCGTCATGTGGTGCAGGCCCGGCTGCTCACCACCCAGATTGAAGAATTCGAGCTGGAGTGGTTGTCCCGTGAAGACGGGCTGAAGCGCTACGACAAGCTGCTCACGATGCGCGAGCGTGAAGTGCGCTCGGCGTCCTCTCTGGCGACCCGCCTTCGAATCACCCGCCAGGCTACTGCCGATCCCAAGACAGTTGGCCGAGCCAACAACAACATGGCGCGGGAGAAAAAGCCCTGGGAAATTGATTAAGGCTCTTTGATGGCTAAAAAAACTCTGACAAGAGCCGAGAGGAATATCCTCTGGTGCGAAAGAAACATCGTTATTCCTGAAGGAAAGTTCGTCGGCCAGCCACTGAAAATGGCTGAGTTTATGAAGGATGATTTCAGGGCCATTTTCGACAATAAGCATGGCACGCGCCGGGCGATCATCAGCCGCGGGCGCAAGAACGCCAAAACCGTTGAAACCGCCATGCTGATGCTGCTTTATCTGGTGGGTCCGGAGGCGGCGCCAAACTCGCAACTGTATTCTGCCGCGCGCTCGCGCGACCAGGCTGCCATTCTGTTTAACCTTGCCTCCAAAATGTGCCGGATGAACCCGGTGCTGATGCAGTACGTGGCTATCAAGGATTCGGCGAAGGAAATACACTGCCCTGAGCTGGGCTCTTATTACCGCGCGCTGAGCGCCGAGGCCACAACCGCCTACGGTTTTTCGCCGCGTTTTGTCGCCCACGATGAGCTGGGGCAGGTACGCGGGCCGCGCGACCCGCTTTATGAAGCACTGGAAACCGCGACCGCCGCTCAGGATAACCCCATCTCCATCATTATCAGCACCCAGGCACCCGATGCGAGCGACCTGCTCAGCCTGCTGATTGATGATGGTCTGACCGGTGCTGACCCGCGAACGGTGGTCAGACTCCAGACTGCACCGGAAGATATCGATCCTTTCTCGGTTGAAGCCATCAGGCTGGCAAACCCGGCATTCGATGTGTTCATGAACCAGAAAGAAGTGCTGGACATGGCGGCCAGCGCGAAGCGCCTGCCGTCGCGCCAGGCAGAGTTTGAGAACCTGGTTCTTAACCGTCGCGTCGAGGCGAAAAGCCCGTTCGTCAGCCAGACCGTCTGGCACATGAACAAAGAAGAGCCTGACGATCTCACTGGTAAAACCGTGTGGGGCGGGCTGGACCTTTCCAGCGTGTCGGACCTGACCGCGCTGGTGCTCAATACAACGCAGGGCGACGTTCACTGTAAGTTCTGGCTTCCTGAAGAAGGCCTGGCCGACAAGGCGCGAAACGACCGTGTTCCCTATGACATCTGGGCGAAGCAGGGGTTTCTTAACACGACGCCAGGCAAGGCCATTGAATATGCCTTTATTGCCCGCGAGCTGCGGCGCGTTTTCGACATCTGCAACGTCAGGGCGCTGGCGTTCGACCGCTACAACATGCGGTTCCTTCGCCCGCACCTGATTGACGCTGGTTTCACTGAGGCAGAGCTCGAGCGGTTCGTGGAATTCGGCCAGGGCTTTGTCTCCATGTCGCCGGCGCTCAGGGAGCTGGAAACTAAACTGCTCGGCGCGCAACTGAAGCACGGCAACCATCCCATCCTCGAAATGTGCGCCAAAAACGCCACGGTCATTACTGACCCCGCCGGCAACCGCAAGTTTATGAAAGGCAAATCCAGCGGGCGCATTGATGGCATGGTTGCGCTGGCGATGTCCATCGGCGCGCAGACCAGCGATGAGGTAGAGGACCAGGGCGACGTTAACGATTTCATTTACAACTTTTTGAGCATCTAGCATGGCAGATACCGACTACAGCATTGACCTGCGGACACGATCGCCATTCTGGGCGCGCATGGCTGCAATTTTTACAGGCGGGCGCCTGGTGACGCCCGATAACGGCTCGCAGATGGCGGGCACGTCAGCGAGCGGCACCGTCGGGGATTCCGTTGTAACGGACGAGCGCACGCTACAGATCAGTACCGTCTGGGCCTGTATCCGGCTGATTTCCACCGTAACCGCCAGCCTCCCGCTGGATATCTACGAAACGAAGGACGGGCAGCGCAGCAAGGCGGACCCGAAACACCCGCTGGCGCAACTGCTGCGCTTCCGGCCCAATAACTTTATGACCGCGCTGGAGTTCCGCGAGGCCATGACCATGCAGCTCTGCGCGTACGGCAACGCCTATGCGCTGATTGAGCGCAACCGGGCGGGTGATGTAATCAGCCTGATCCCGCTGATGAGCGCCAACATGGAAGTGCGTCTGGAGGACAGAAAACGCATTGTCTACCGCTACCGGCGCGACACTGAGTACGCCGAGTTCAGCCAGAAAGAGATTTTCCACCTCAAGGGCTTTGGATTTAACGGTCTGACCGGGCTTTCGCCGCTGGCGTTCAGTGCGAAAGCGGCGGGTGTTGCTATTGCCATGGAAGACCAGCAGCGTGATTTCTTCGCTAACGGCGCCAAGTCTCCGCAAATCCTGATGACAGATGGCAAGGTGCTCACTAAAGAGCAGCGCGGTCAGCTTGAGGAGAACTTCCGGGAAATTGCCGGCGGCCCGGTGAAGAAACGTCTCTGGATCCTCGAAAGTGGCTTTACCACCCAGGCTATCGGTATCAGCCCGCAGGATGCGCAGATGCTTGAAGCGCGAAAATTTGAGGTGGCGGAGCTGGCGCGCTTTTACGGCGTGCCGCCGCATCTGGTCGGTGATGTTGAGAAAACCACGTCATGGGGCAGCGGCATCGAGCAGCAGAATCTGGGCTTCCTGCAATACACCCTTAAACCCTACCTTGACCGCTGGGAGTACAGCATTGAGCGCTGGATTGTTAAGGAGTCGGAGCAGGGCTTTATTCACGCCGAGCATAACCTCGACGGCCTGCTGCGCGGCGACTCGGCAAGCCGTGCCTCGTTTATGCAGATCATGGTTAATACCGGTATCCGCACGGTTAACGAAGTTCGAAGGCTGGACAACCTCCCGCCATTGCCTGGCGGCGATGTGGCGACGCGCCAGTCGCAGAACATACCCATTACCGACCTCGGAACAAACAACGGGCCCCGCAATGACGGGGCCTGACTTTTATGGGGGCCAAGATGCCTGACATTCATAAAACGCTGGCGTTCGACCAGACCGAAATCAAGTTCACCGGCGACGGCAGCAAGGGGACCTTTGAGGGGTATGCCTCGGTGTTCAACAACACCGACTCCGACGGCGACATCATCCTGCCCGGTGCATTCAGTACCGTGCTCGCCAGCCAGAGCCGCAAGGTGGCGATGTTCTTCAATCACCAGACGCGTGCTATCCCGGTTGGTAAATGGGATGCGATGCACGAAGACGAAAAGGGGTTATTTGTACGCGGCCAGCTCACGCCCGGCCTGAGCATCTCTGAAGATCTGAAAGCCGCCATGCAGCACGGTACCGTCGAAGGTATGTCGGTGGGCTTCTCGGTCGGGCCGGACGATTACACCGTCGGTACTACCGGCCTCATCTTCAAAAACATCTCCTATCTGCGGGAAATCAGTGTCTGCACTTTTCCGGCTAACGAGCTGGCGGGCGTGACCGCCATGAAAAGTATCGACGGCATCAAAACCATTCGTGACGCGGAAGGCTGGCTGAGGGATTCAGTCGGCCTGACCCGCGCTGAAGCGCAGGCGTTCATCGCCCGCGTGAAGTCCGCAGGTCGAAGCGAGTTCGACGGCGGCGACATTGACGCGCTGACGCAGCGCATTACTTCCTTTGCCGCTACCCTGCGGACCAATTAACGGAGCTATCCATGAGTGAATTAGCAACCCTTCAGAAAGCGATTGAAAATTCCCAGACTGAAGTAAAAAACCTGATCGAAGAGCAGCGCAAGGCCATTCAGGAAAACGGGCAGATTAACAAGCAGCTTCAGGAAGACCTGACCAAAGCCCAGGACGAACTGAAGTTGTCCGGCCAGCGTCTCTTCGACCTCGAGCAAAAGCTTGCCGGCAACGCGCCGGATCAGACTGCGAAGAAGTCTTTCTCTGAGCGTGTCTCTGAAGAGCTCATCAAAAACTGGAACGGCGATCGTGCCAAAACGAAAGTAACCAGCTTTGATAAAGCACTCGGCTCAGGCGCGGCCTCTGCCGGCGCACTGGTGCAGCCGCAGCAGGTACCGGGCATCCTCACGCCGGGCCTGCGCCGCCTGACCGTCCGCGACCTGCTGGCGCAGGGGCGCATCACCAGTAACGCTCTGGAATATGTACGTGAAAACGTCTTTACCAACGCCGCGGCGCCGGTGGCAGAAGGCGCACTGAAACCGGAAAGTAACATCACTTTCACCAAAGAAATGGCGAACGTGAAAACCATCGCACACTGGATGCAGGCTTCCCGCCAGATTATGGACGATGCTCCGGCGCTTCAGTCCTACATCAACTCCCGCATGATGTACGGTCTGGCGCTGGTGGAAGAAAACCAGATGCTCAATGGTGATGGTACCGGCGATAACCTCCTTGGCCTTAACACGGTGGGCACTGACTACGAAACCGAGCTGAACGCGGATGGTGACAACGGCGCGGATATTCTTGCCCACGCTATTTACCAGGTGTCGCTGAGTGAGTTCGAAGCGGACGGCATTATCCTGAACCCGCGCGACTGGCACCGCATCGCGCTGCTGAAGGATGCCAACGGCAACTACATTCTCGGTGGCCCGCAGGCGTTTGCCTCGAAAGTTCTGTGGGGTCTGCCGGTGGTTTCCACCACCGCGCAGGCGGCAGGCACGTTCACCGTCGGCTCGTTCGGCCTGGCGTCTCAGGTCTGGGACCGAATGGATGCCACTATCGAGATCAGCAACCAGGACCGCGATAACTTCGTGAAGAACATGCTGACCATCCTGTGCGAAGAGCGCCTGGCGCTGGCGCACTACCGCCCGGCGGCAATTGTCACCGGCAGCATGACCGTTTCCTCTGGCGCATAACAGAAGGGCGCGGTCAGCAATGGCCGCGTTTACCGCATGAAAATTAAAGCACTCCGTATGTTCTCGCACTACCACCTCGGCACCGTTTCACAGGGCGAAACCCGCACCGTGAAAAAGGAGATTGGCGAGGTGCTGGTGAAAATGCATCTGGCCGAAGAGGTTGAGCCTGAAAAGGCGGAAACGCCAGATGCTGAAAAACCCGAAAAAGCCAAAACCGGGGGTAAAGGTGGAAATAAGCGCGGAGCAGATGGCGCAGATAAAGACGCATCTGAGAGTTGACAGTAACGCTGAGGATGCGCTTATCGCTGCCTATGCATCAGCGGCCGTCGATTACGTTGAGCAGTTCTGCGACGGCGCGCTGGTGGAAACGCTGACGCCGCCAGCGGAAGATAAAGAGCCTCCCCGTGAGGTTCTTTTTACTTCCGGCATCTGGGCGGCAATGCTGTTGCTGATTGGTCACTGGTATGCAAATCGTGAGGCCGCAGCGCAGAACCTTACAGAAACGCCGCTGGGCGTTGAGGCTTTGCTGATACGGCACAGGAGATGGCACTGATGGCGTGCTCCGGATGCGCCGCCCGGCGCGAGTGGCTGAAAAAGTGGATGAAAATCGCCTATGAACGATCAACAGGTAAACCAGCTGCTGGCAGCAATGGCAGCCCAGACAGCAGCGATGAACCGACTGGCGGAGTCAAACGAGGCTCTGACGGCGGTGATCTACCAGTCAATGGTGGTGGAAGAGAGTGAAGCTGAACTTCCACAGCACACTTACCTTAGCGGCAAGCACAGGGGGTGAGTATGCAGGCCGGAAAGCTCAACAAGCGCATCACGTTACAGCAGCCGGTTAAGACGCAGAACCCGGCCACCGGCGCCGTTGTTAATGGCTGGGCTGAGGTGGCCGAACTGTGGGCTAACGTTACTGACCTTTCCGCACGGGATTTTGTGGCCGCGAAAGCAGGTCAGAATGAGGTAACGACGCGGATCACCATCCGCTGGCGTGATGACGTCACGGATAAGCACCGCATTCTTTACCGTGGGCGCGTTTATGACATTCAGGGCGTGCTGGAGGACGACAAAAGCGGGCGCGAATATCTGACGCTGCCATGCTCCCGGGGGGTTAACGATGGCTGATGGCATTGATTTCAGCATCATCGGGCTCGATTCGCTGCTGGGTAAGCTGGACAGTATCAGCGATGACCTGCGGCGGCGCGGCGGGCGGGCGGCGCTCCGGCGCGCCGGCAACGTGATTGTCGATAAGGCAAAAGAGAACGCCAGCCGCATCGACGACCCGGAAACCGGGCGCAGCATTGCCGCGAACGTGGCGATGCGCTGGAACGGCAGACTTTTCAAAACAACCGGTAACCTGGGCTTTCGCATCGGGGTACTGCACGGCGCGGTGCTGAAAAATCATCCTGACCTCAGCGAGAATGCGCCAACCCCACACTGGCGCCTGATTGAGTTCGGTACCGAGAAAATGCGCGCCCAGCCTTTCATGCGCCCGGCGGCGGAAAGCAGTATTAACGAGGTGGTAAACACTTTCGCCACCGAATATGAAAAAGCCATCGACCGAGCCACTAAGCGCGCGCAGAAGAAAGGAGTGCCACTATGATCGCGCCCATCTTTTCCGTCTGCGCTGCCAGCCCGGCGGTAACGGCGTTACTGGGAACTGACCCGGTGCGCCTTTATCCCTTTGGCCTCCAGGATGATGCTGTAGTTTACCCCTACGTGGTCTGGCAGAACGTCAGCGGTTCGCCGGAGAATTACCTCTCCCAGCGCCCGGATGTCGATTCGTTCTCTTTACAGATTGACGCCTACGCCGACACGGTGGACGAAGTGATCGCCGTGGCCGCCGCGCTGCGGGATGCCATTGAGCCGCATGCCTATATCACGCGCTGGGGCGGACAGGAAAAAGACCCCGAAACCAGGCGCTACCGCTACTCCTTCGACGTTGACTGGATCGTTAAACGTTAATCCCCTTAACACCCCGGCCCTGAGCCGGTTTTTTTATATCCGGAGATAATTATGTCTGTAGTGACGCAAGGCACGCAGCTCTTCGTCCTCGCAAACGGGGCGGTGAGTGAAATTGAATGCATTACCGCGTTCTCTCCAGGCGGCAGCCCGGCAGATCAGATTGATGACACCTGCCTGAGCGACCGCAACACCCGCAAATACAAAAAAGGCCTGCGCACGCCAGGCCAGGCAACCACTACGCTGAACGCAGATCCGGCGAACGCCAGCCACCTGATGCTGAGCAATATGGCGGAATCCAACGACCAGGAGGACGTGACTTTTGCGCTGGGGTGGGCGGACGGCGAATCCACGCCTACGGTCGCCGCAGAAGGTGCCGCCGGCGCGGTTGATGGTCTGGTTCTTCCGTCTGACCGTACCTGGTACGTTTTCCGCGGCTACGTGTCTGACTTCCCGTTTGATTTTGCTGCGAACAGCGTGGTTTCCACTTCTGCGACCATTCAGCGCTCCGGCCAGGGTGTCTGGATCCCCAAAGCGCAGGCAGGCAGCTAACCGTCGGGGCCCCGGCCCCGTACCGTTTAACTATTTCCAGGAGCAGCAATGAAACTCACCCTTGATTCACTGAAACAGGCTGGCGCGTTCACTGGCCGCCCGGTAGAAAAAAAAATCGACTGGAAGCAGGGCGACAAGGAGCTTACCGCGACCGTTTATATTCGACCGCTGGGCTATTACACTGCCATGACTGATGTAATGGCAGCGCACGGTCGTATTGATGGCGTTGCCGGGCGCATTGCCGCCTCCATCTGCGACGAAGAAGGCAAGCCGGTATTCACCCCCGCCGATATTACAGGCGAAGCAGATCCGGAGCGCGGCGCGCTGGACGGTCAGCTCACTCTCGCGCTGCTACTGGCAATCCAGGAGGTTAACGATCTGGGAAAGACGAACTCACCGGAGAAGACGAAATCTGGTGCGAGCTCGTCCTCAACGGAATCGGCGGGCGAACAATAGCCGAGGCACAGGAACGATTGAGCTTCCGCGAGTTCCAGTTGTGGGTAAGGTACCGTAACCAGTACGGCAGCCTTAACCCCATGATGCGCACGGAGTGGGGCGCCTCGCTGGTGGCGTCAGTGCTGGCGAACGTCAACCGGGGCGCCGATACACCCGCCTTTAAACTCAGCGATTTCGCACCCCATATTCATGAGAAGCCCGTTTCTCTGGAAGAAGCCATGAAGTCTTGGGGATAGTGAGGGTTTTTTATTATTCTTAACCCTGCTAAGATTTGTCCCATTGTTACTAATGGGATCAAAATATGAAAAAGTATTTTCTGACTCTCGCCATGGTTTTAATAAGTGGATGTTCTACTCAGCCAGTACCTACAAATCAGGCTAACCATGTTCCTCCTGATAGAATTTGGGATAAAAAAATTGTCCAGAAGATGGATAATGCCGGGGAGATATTAGTAAAAAGAGATTCTGGATTCATAGGAAGTGCTTGCCTTATAAGTATTTATATAGATGGGAAACCTGTCGCAGATTTAAACACAAGAGAAAAAGTAATCTTCTATCCCGGCATTGGGCGGCATGTTTTAAGTGCATCACCACATGGCTGGTGTGCGGGAGGTATAGTTGAATCATTGGCTGAGGTTGAAATAAATAAGCCATTGGTTTTTAGAGTTGGTTATGGGGCAAATGGTGATTTTAGATTTTCACCCACGGCATTTTAAAACCTAATTATTACCAAACCCGCTTCGGCGGGTTTTTTATTCTCCGGAGAAAATATGGCTGGAAAATCACTCGGCACGCTGACAATAGACTTAATAGCAAGGGTGGGTGGTTTTGTTGCCGGAATGGACAAAGCTGAGCGGTCTTCCGATAAGTGGCGCAAGAAGATTGAGGCGGATGTTCATGCGGCAGGTTCAGCAATAGCTAGCATGGGTGCAGCTGCGGCAGGCGCGGCGGTAGCTGCAAGCGCTGCTGGAATTGTTTTGCTAAAGTCCACTTCTGAGCAAATCACTGAAACCGATCGCTGGGCAAAATCTCTCCGCGTATCGACCCAGGAGCTTCTTGCATGGCAGTTTGCAGCAGAAAAAGCCGGGGTGTCTGGCGACCAGATGGCTGATATTTTCAAAGATATTGGCGATAAAATTGGTGATGCCATACTTAATAAATCAGGTGAGGCTGTTGATGCACTAAATGCGTTGGGTTTATCAGCAGATAAGTTATCCAAAACTACCCCAGATAAACAGCTTTTGGCTATTGGTGAGGCTTTAAGTAAAGTCTCTACTAACGCCGGGAAGATAACTATTCTTGAGAGCCTTGGTAATGACTTGTCAAAACTACTCCCGCTTTTTGATAATAATAATGAAAAACTAAAATTATTCATTCAGCAAGCGAAAGATTATGGCGTTGCTCCTGACGCCAATTCTATTAATGACTTGTTGAAAGTTAACGAGCTTTTTCAAGAAATTGAGGCTCAAGTCAAAGGGCTGAAAACTGAACTTGCTAGTGGACTCGCAAAAGTAGACTTAACTCAATTAAATAACTCTCTCAGCGATGTAAAAAATATCTTAACCGATCCTTCTGTTTTGCAAGGGCTTGCTTCCCTTGTGAGCCAGATAGCTGGGCTGGCGGGATGGATGGCAAAGGCGGCATCTGAGGCCGGCAAGCTTGCAGTAGCGTCGGGAAATAGAATGGCCGCCTTAGGCGGAAATGTCGATATGTCAAATATCGATCAGATAAATGAACGTATTGAATATCTTCAGAGAAACCTTTCTGGGCGGAACAAATTCTATACCCAGGACGAGTCTTTCTTTGGCTGGCTTACAGGCGTGGATGACAGCGTAAAAACCTTGAGCGAAGAGCTTAAGGGATTAATCGAACAGCGTGAAAAGCTATCTAAACAAAAAAATGCTGTGAATATCCCGCCTATGACTCAAGCCACCACAGCGCCAAAGGGTTCATTCGCGCTTGGAGTTAATGAAGTAAACGGCAAGCCAACGGTTGACGCCGGAGCTAAAAAGCTTGAGGGCGCTTTCAAGGCTACAGAGCAAAGTTATCTTCGCCAGATTGCGCTGATCGACACCACCGGCAAAAAAAGTGTTGAGGTGACTGAACAGCAGAAGCTCCAGTTCGATATTGCCGATGGCAAGCTGGAAGGGCTTAACGAGACACAGAGAAAACGGCTTGAACAACTCGCCACAGAGGTGGATCGCCTCAACGCAGTTAAGAAGGCGAACGAAGACAACCTCAAAGTAGCAGAGTATGTCGCCACACTTCAGGCACAGAATACTAACGCCGCAGCTTCTCTGAATGCAGATATTGCTGGTGCTGGTATGGGGGACAAAGCGCGTGATCGCCTGCGCGAAAGGTTGGATATTGAGCGTGACTTTCTCAACCAGCAAAGTGATCTCCAGAAGCGCCGCCAGAGCAATGAAATCAGCCAGGATTTTTACGATAAGGGAACAGCAGCGCTCAACGATGCACTACAGCAACGCATGGCAATTCAGGAAGACCATTATAAGAAGCTTGATGCGCTTCAGGGCGACTGGCTCGCCGGCGCATCAAACGGCATGGCGAACTGGGTGGACAGCGCATCCGATTATTACAGCCAGGCTTCCGGGCTGGTGGAGTCTTCGCTAAGCGGGTTTGTCGATAACCTGTCTGATGCGCTGGCAGGCAACAAAGTCGACTGGGAAAACTGGTCGATGAGCGTGCTTCAGTCGCTGCAAAAAGTTCTGCTGAACGCGATGCTGGTAGACAGCATTAAATCACTTTCTGGTTCCGACTTTAAGAACATGTTCAGCTTTGGCGCCAGTGCCGACGCTGGCGCTTCTGGCGGCTACACCCCTTCTGGTGCGTACAACTCTGCTGCGGCGGGTGTGCAGCTTAACGCCAAAGGCGGTGTTTACGACTCTGCCGACCTCAGCCGCTTCAGCAACAGCATTGTCAGCAGCCCTACTATGTTCGCATTCGCAAAAGGCGCTGGCCTCATGGGTGAGGCGGGGCCGGAAGCGATTATGCCGCTTAAGCGGGGATCTGATGGCTCGCTTGGTGTTCGCGTTGCTGGACTGGATAAGATTGCCGGAGGAGGCCAAACCAGCAGCACCCAGCCCATTACCCAGCATATTACTGTCTCCGGCAATGGCGACGCTGCACTGGCCCAGGCCGTACGGGAAGCTGCAAGCCAGGGGGCGATGGAAGGCAGGAAACTGGCACGGCAGGACATGCTGAACGACTTTTCTAACCGCGGGCAGGGTCGCCGCCTGCTGGGCGTTTAATACCAGGAGAAACCTATGGCCGACGTGTACGACTGGCCTGATGATATCTGCCCCTCGTCTCTGACCTGGCGGCTTGAAAGCAGTACCCGCACCTTTCGCTCTCCCTTCAATGGCACCTCCCAGACCGTCCGCACACCCGGCTCCCGCTGGGTATGTTCGCTCACCTTCAGCAATCAGAGCGACGCACAGGCCCGGCGTATTGAAGCGCTGCTGGCGGCGCTTGATGGTGAGTACGGGCGCGTCAGGTTGCGCGACGGGGGCAGGGAAGGGCGTACTCCTGCTGGCGCGCCGGTGGTGTCTGACCCGAACCAGTCCGGCGTGCTGCTCCTCACCCGCGGTTGGGCGGCGTCCAGACTGGTGCTGCGTGCCGGGGATTACATCACGGTGAATGACGAACTGAAAATGGTGACAGCGGATATCACCAGCGCCGCCGACGGAACCGCCACCATCCAGATTGCGCCGATGCTGCGCACCGCACCGCCAGCGAACGCCGCGGTGGAGGTGGCTGCGCCGTACGGCATCTTCAAGCTGAAGGATAACAGCCAGGGCAATGCTTCCCGCGTGCCGGGCGTTTTTACCAGCTTTACCCTGGAATTTGAGGAGGCGTTCTGATGCTGTACTCCCCCTTTTCCGAACAGATGGTGGATTACCTTTCGCGGGACCGCGTGACGGCAGTGATCGCCGCGCAGGTCCAGTTCGAGTCCGGTAACGCTTACGTACATTCCGGTACCGGCACGCTGGTACTCGGCGGTTACGTCTATTACGGCGTCGGCGCGCTGGGTGCGGTGGATGATGTCCAGGAATCCGGCACGACCAGCCCCACACAGCTGAAGCTGACACTTTCCGGCCTCGACCTGTCGCTGTTCGCGAAGACGCTTAACGAGCGGTGCGTGGGCCGCCAGGCGGAAATTTACCTGGTGGCGATGGACGATTCCGGCGTTGCGCGGGTGGCGGACCTGATTTTCAAGGGCAAAATATCTTCCACTGGTGCGACCGCTGGCGAAACTAACGCCCTGCAATACACCGTCTCGAACGTATTTGAAGACTGGCAGCGGCCTTTCCCGGACCGTTACACCGACGAATCACACCAGGCTGCCCAGCCCGGTGATCGTATATTCCGCTACGTGGCGCAGATGGCGGAGCGTCCTATTTACTGGGGCAGCAAAAAAGACGCGCCGGGATTTACCTATTCGTGAGGACACATGAAACACCCGGACTGGCATAACAGATTAACCGCCGTGATAAGGGCCGCTGAGAAGCGGCCTTTTTTATGGGGCGAGCACGACTGCTGCCTGTTCGCGGCAGACTGCGTGCGGGCGATGTGCGGCGAGGATTTTGCCGCAGAGTGGCGCGGTAGCTACAGCAACGAAACCGGTGCAAAGAAGGCGATCCTGCGCGGCGGCGGCACGCTGGAAAGGGTTCTGGCGCGTTATCTCGATGAGGTGCCGGTGAAGCTGGCGCAGCGTGGCGACATTGCCGTTGTGGAAAACGCCGGTACCCGTTGCGCCGGGGTGATTTACGGCGGCGCCGTATGGGTGCCGGGTGAAAACGGTCTGGTCTGCCTGCGGGTGAAACCGCTGAGTACCTGGAGGGTTCGCTGATGCCTGCTGCCATTCCTATTGTTGCCACAGTCGCTGCGGGTGTGGCGGCCGTTAATGGCGCCACGGGTATTGCCCTTGCTATCACCATTGCCGCGCAGGTAGCGACCATGGCGCTTACAAAGAAACCGTCGCTTGATGCCTACCGCGATAACTCTGAACGTAAGCAGGTGCTGCGAGCGGCGGCCAGCCCGAAGACGGTTGTTTACGGCCGCACGCTTTCCGCCGGCACGCTGTTTTTTGCAGAAGAGCAGGCAGGTACCCAGGCCGACGGCGAAATGCTGCATCTGGCAATCACGCTGGCCGGGCATCCGCTCAGCAGCACCGGTAAGATTTTGCTAGGTGATGATGAGATAGGTATTTACGGCGATTACGCCACGTATGAG